TCAAGCCCGATCAGGCCCCCGTTGATCCGTCTGGTCAGGCCCTCGATGTCCTCGGCGTCGGCAAAGACGTTGCACTTGTTGGTTGACCAGAACCAAGCAGCCGAGCGAGCGGCGTAGATTGGCTCCAGAAGCAGATCTGGGTTGTCCACCAAGTCCACTCCCAGCCCCTTGCTGCAGTTGCTGTGATTCGTTTTGCCGGTAAGCTGCTTCAGACCCCTTCCCCGGTACTTCCACCCCTCTCCGGACTCCGTAGGGCCGTTACCCATCCGGCCCGAATAGACCACGTTGGCGATCATCTCAGGCTTGCGGTGCAGGGCTAGGGCGAACTTGTTGGGCTGGTTCTTGCCGTCCTTCTTGACCGGCTTGCCGTCAGGGCCAAGCACTGCGAAGCGTTTGGGCCAGATCCCGGCCATGCCATCGGCGCTGTAGTTCAGGTTCTCCTGAAGGCGCTCAAACCCCCCGGACTCATGGGCGCACTGGGACAGGAACCCAGCAATCCGCTGCGGGGTGTCGATATTGAACTCCTGACAAGCAGCCGCCACGGCATCAACCCATTTCTGGGCTGTAGCCTGCTTCACCCCGGCAGCAACGATGTGCTCGACCTTGGGGGTCATTTCTTGTCCTTGTTCCTGCTACCCAGCGAGGAGCCAAGGAGGAACTGGAACATGGCCGCGACCATCGTGCCCAACACAAAACCCAAGATGGTGTCAGCGAAACGCACGTTGTCTTCGGGAATGTCCAAAAACGTGATGCAGCCAATATAGGCGGCGCACAAGATGGACCAGAAGGAGATGAAGTAGTAGACGAAGCGGCGCACCAGTGGGTCATCCGAGTCCATCGCCTTGAGCTGCATGTCCCTTGCGCCCTGCATGTTCTTCAGGTCGATCTCGGCCATGAACTCTTCGTGCTTCATCGCGGCTTCTTTGAGCTTGGCGTAGTCCTCTTTGGTTGCTTCACCCTCGGGTTTAAGCTCGATGCCCAGCTTGTCTTGGACGTAGTCCACGCCCTTGTCAATGACGGCGTCAGCAACCTTGTGCATGTTGTTCTGGATCAAGCCAGAGACAATAGAGGCGATGATCGGAAGCATTACTTGGCCCCCTTCAGGAATTTCTCGCGCTCCTCAAGGAGCTTGACCTTGACCTGAAGATCGTTGATCTGCACCATCAACTGCTCTTTCAACATGGCGCGTTTTTCTGCGCTGATGGGGCTGTCGGTGGGCGTGCCCTCTTTGGTGATCAAGGCAGGCATCTGCCCCTCGATCTTGGTCAGGCGCTCAGAGAACGAGTTAACCTGCCCGAGCAGCCATGCCAAGCACATCACCACAATCGGTATTACCGCTTTAAGCGCGTCCGCCCAGCTCATAAAGCCACCTCAATAAAAATACGGACGCACCAGACGATGAGTCCGACAACAAGGGCCGCAGCGGTGAAGCTGACGGCCCACTCTCTCATAGTCCGAAGATCTTCTTGACAAACTCAGCAGCAACGCCGGGGCCAAGAAGAACAGCAGCGATCACTGCGTAGAGCAGGTACTCGATCTTGGTCATGCGCTTTTCCCCAGCGTCAAGAGAGTCGTTGATCTTCTCGTAACGCTGGGCGCAAACGGCTTCATGGACTGACATACGTGTCTCCATAGACTCATCCGCCATGACCTACCTCAAGGGGCAACAGGCCAGTCGATGGTCCAAGGGAACCCGGCTTGTGTGGTGATGTCGCGCAGGGCTTGACGGTAACCAGCCCATGCCTGCTTGTCAGCAGTGCTGTCGGCAATCTGAGTCCAGTCGCTGTCGGCCAAACGCTTGGTGCGGTCTGCACGCACGCTCTTGGCTTGCTCTGCGTCCTTCATGGCCTTGTACTCAGCCTCCTGCTCGGCAGCGGTCTTGGCTGGCTCGGTGTCAGTGGCTGGGCGGTCGGTGAAGACGGGGCCAAGGATGTACTTGGTGTACCACTTGTCGCCAATCTGGACAACGCCATCGCGCTGGCTGTATTGGTAGACCGTGCCGCCTGTGGCTTGTGGGCCTTCAAAGATGATGTCTGCACCCCACTCGTTCAGAACTTCTTCTGTAACTTCTTTGGGGAAGCCGAGACCGGCTTGGAGTTGGCGAAACTCGTGTTCAAACATAACTGCGCCTGTGCTTCTTACGCGAACTTGCATGGTGTGCTCCTTTTAAGCGATTGCGAGAAAAATATAACTGACGCCGTTGCTGTTCGCAAGGTTGCCAGCAGAGTTACTGAGTTCAAATCCAGTGGATGCTGTATCTACCCAGTCCGTGCCCGTGACTTCAGCGGCTGTGAGATTGATGCGCAAGTAGGGATCATTGGCAGGAATCATTCCACGAGCAGTGTCGTACACCAGCCAATCACCAGTAGTGCTCGTTGCCTTGATCAGAACGAACCTTGCGCCGCCAGTAAAGCCACAGTTAATGACTTGGGTTGCGCCTGTGCCTGTGTAGCTGCCAATACGACTAACTCCGGGGCAAGAAGCGAATAGGTAGGCCACATAGGCTGAACCCAAAAAGTTCGCCCCGAATCCACCGGCGTAAAAAATTGATGCTGTTGGAGCTGCGCTACCAAAAATATTACCACCCCAATACCCGTTGGCGGCATTTCGATTAAGCGCTACTCCTTGCGTCCAGCTTGCATCAAGGATCGAAGCCCCAACAAACCACTCATACGACCCGCCAGTATTATTTCGGTCTTTTAAAAAAATAAGTTGTGGTGCTGTGCTCAAATTGTGGGAGACACTTTGGATGCCGCCGGAGGAACTATTTCCTGTAAAACAGACTGTGTCAAAAAAACCGGGAGCGCGGCGGAATGAGTAGTCAATCAAACTTCCAGAGTTTGTCGCCCCGTTGCTTGCCGCACAGAATGCACCCGTCATGGTGTCCCACGGGTTTGTTGCCATTGCACCAGTTAGCTGCCCATCGTCGCTGTTTGATTGCAATGTCAGATTACCAGCCAGCCTTGGGGTCCATGCCCAATACTCACTAGCGCTTGTGCGGTTTTTGATGAAGGTCAGGTCAGTCAGCACGTTGCTGTTTGTTTTTGCAACACTACCACTACCAGACCTTGTGCCAACACCGAACACACTCGTCCCCGTTGTTGGGACGGCCATAGGACCACGGCGGATGGCTACGTAGATGATCGTGTTGCCGCTTCCATTGCACAGAGGGCTGGACGTTGTTATTTGAAAGCCCGTCGCAGTTGGGGACAAAACATCAGAACCGGATTCGGTGTCGTTTGTATTTGGCAGCAACAGTTGATCGTCCCCACCGACTGTCATGCCGCGCATATTGTCAACAAGCACCCAGTTTGCAGTGCCGCCAGTTGCTCTTTTGAGTAGCACCCACTGAGGCTCATACCCGAGATTTACGGTTGGGCCAGATGTCGAGCCGTTGCCCGTGTACGAACCACAGGTAATCACGTTCTCCGTACCTGACAGACCGAACCCCCCGGCATTGTGGGCAAAGAGGTAGGCTACGTAAGTGGAGCCAGAGGCGTTAGCAGCAGCATCTACATAAAAAGCCGTAGATGTTGGTGCTGTGTTTCCAAAATAAACATCCGCATCTCCACCCAAGTTTGCATTCAAATACAAAGTGCTTTTTGATTGCGGATTTCCACCATACGCTGGCAGGGATCTATGCCACACAGGCCAATCACCAGTTCCACTAGTTCTTTTTACAATCAAGCATCCAACAGTCCCACCTAATGAATGACTGATAGCACGATTGTTTGTACCGTCACCTGTCCACGTCACGATGTCAAAGAACTTTGCCTGTTCGCGGAAGGTCCATGCAACCTCAAGAAGTCCTGAGTAGTTTATGAAGCCGTTAACACCACTGGTCGAAAAGCCGTTGGAGTTGAACGCAAACACAGAGCCTGTTCCAGTCGCCCTCGTTTGTTGAGCATCTGTCAGATTTGGGAAAATTTCTTTGTCAACACCGCGCACAGTGTCGGTGATTGTGTGAGCGACCACAGCATCACGGGTCTTACCCCACACCATGCCGCCTTTGCCTGCTAGGTCGATGCCGTTATTGATCGTCTGCGTTGTGCCGTTGCCGGTGTACACCCAAGTCTGGAACAGGTTCTCAATGAACGCGCTGGGGTCTGTGTTTCCAGCAATCGGCCAGATACCCTGCTTGACGTAAGCAGCCTGCTGCTCAAGCGTCCAGATACCGGGAGCAGCGCCATTCTCAAAAGGCCCTGCTGGCACTGGCGCTGTCTTGCTGATGATACCGCCGGGGTACTTCGTGCTCATGTTCTGTCCTTATGCAATGGCAAGGAAAATGTAACTCACGCCGTTGCTGTTGGCTAAGTTTCCAGCGTTGCTGCTGAGTTCAAATCCAGTGGCTGCGGTGTCTACCCAGTCGGTGTTGGTGACTTCAGCGGCTGTGCTGTTCAAAGCAAGGTACGGGTCGTTGCCTGCCACGATTCCACGGGCAGAGTCCCACACCAGCCAGTTGCCTGTAGTGCTGGTGGCCTTGATAAGCACGAACCTTGCGCCGCCTGTGAAGCCGCAATTGATGACTTGGGTTGCGCCCGTGCCTGTGAATGAGCCAACCTTGGAAACACCGGGGGCTGATGCAAAGAGGTAGGCAACGTAGGTAGAGCCAGAGCCGTTGATTGCGTCGTATGAATTCAGCGTAAATGTTGTATTCGTTGGAGAAGTGCTATTCCAAATGTTGTCGGCTGTTGAGGACGCTCTGGTGGAGTCAAGCAAAAGATCAGCGGTGTTACCCAACGGTTGTGCGTAGCAATACCAAGAGTCAGTTCCACCCGACCTGCGTTTTACGATCAAGAATTCAGGAGCAACTGTCAGATTGTGCGTAACAGTTCTACCTGCTGTTGAATTGCCAGAGTAGCAAACCACATCCATGACGGAAGGCGCTCTGCGGAAAGCCCACGAAACTGTACCGGACGAGGCATCCCAAGTAGCTCTAACTCCTGCCATATTGTCCCAACCATAAGTAGCAGTCCCTGCGGCGGCAGTAGATGCCGTAGCAAGAAACTCATTACCTTGAAGTCGGGTAAATGTAAAACAAGATTGAACTGACGCAGTGACTCGACTTATTAACATATCAATGGGGAACCCACTGTTTGCGGCTAATATGGATGAGCCTCCGGGTGGCGACTGAAGTTGTCCTGCATAAACACTCGTCCCCGTTGTCGGCACTTTCATCGGGCCCCGGCGTATGGCGATGTAGATGTAGGTTTCGCCCGGAGTTGAAGTTGCGGCTGGCGTTCCGTCTGGGATGATGTCAAAGCCAGTGGCAGTCAAGTTGATTAAGTTGTACTCAAAATAATTTGTCTCTGCGTCAGCACTGTTGGCAAAAATAACTTGATCCGGGTAGCTGGTTGGCATGCCGCGCATGTTGTCCATCATCGTCCAGCCAGTAAACTGGTTTGGCGTTCCGGTTGCCCTCTTAATCATCACCCACTGAGGCTCGTAACCAAGGTTCACCGTAGTAATCGCCGAGCTAGCCGTGTACGACCCGCACGTAATCACATTGTCGTTTCCAGATACGCCAAAACCACCTGCGTTGTGGGCGAAGAGATAGGCGACGTATTGAACTCCGTTGGCATTTAAACTTGCGTCGGTTCCAACAGTAAAAACCGTATCGGTTGGCAAGGTTGAATTAAAGTCGTTCGGAGAAGATGAAGCGGCATTTGTTAAATTAAGAGCGATTGTGTTTACCGCGCCAAGAGATCGGTGATAGCAAATCCAGTTACGTGATGTGCCTATTGACTTGACAATAATAAAACCCGGAACAGAACCCAAGTTGTGCGCGACTGTTCTCGCAGAACCCGTCCCCGTGTACGTCACGATGTCAAAAAACTTCGGCTGCTCTCTGAAGGTCCATGAAACGTAGGTAGAACCGCTGGCGTTGTAGTCAGGGTTGTTGTTGATCAGGTTGAAGCCGTTGCTATTGAAGGTCGGCTGACCATCGTTGTACTGAGCGATGGTGTCATTGGTGGAAAGATTAAGACCTGCGCCACGGACAGTGTCTGTAAGGATGTGGTATCCAGTACCGCCAGTTCTGCGCTTAAGCCAAACAAGCGCACCACTGCCTGTGATGTTGATCCCGTTTGTGATCGTCTGGGTTGCGCCATTCCCCGTATACAGCCACGTCGAGAACACGTCTTCGATGTAGAACGGGCCGTTCACGGGCCACAGACCCGCAGCGGTGGCTTGCATCTGCTGTTCTAGTGTCCAAGTGCCAGACGCACCCGCTCCAGCAACCAAGGTTGGTGGCGTCGCAGAGATAACCCCGCCTTTGTAGCGATTGGACATGGCCTACCCTTTAGCTTGCAATGACTTCGTAAGAGACGCTGTATGTGATGCCGCTGGCCGTACCGGAGGTCACAACAATGGATGTGCCTTCCATCAAATACACCGCAGTGGTCTTGTCCACCACAATCAGCGAAGCATCAGCAGGCACCGACACCGTGGACACGATGGGGAAAGCCGTGCCGCCAGAAGGCGCAGAGCCTTGAGCCACAGCGCCGTTGGTGTAGATCGACACCGTGGTGTCCACCGCCGCAGAGCCGTTCACGTTGGCTGCAACAATCTGGTTGATCTTGAAGACCGTATTGCTTGAAGCTGCGTTAGGCAGCAAAACAACTGCTGTTGTACCGCTGGGTGTGAGGTACGTGGTCGTACCAAGAATGCTTGTTACGTTGACAATGTTTGGATTTGCCATGATGGTTCCTTACAGACCGAAGATGATTGAGAAAGCGATTGCTTGACCCTTGGTTGCACCTGATGGCGCTGGCGCTGTTGACTGCCAAGTCGTGCCATTGGAAGTCAAGACGTTGCCAGCAGTGCCGGGAGCCACCACCAAAGGAGCGCCAGTTCCGTTGCCGAGCAGTACGTTGTTGGCGGTCAAACTAACGTTCTTGATCAGCTTGCCTGTCGTGCCATCAAAAGCCGCCAGAGCGTTGTTTGTGGCCGATGCTGGGCCTACAACATCACCAGCAGCGCCAGCGCTTGAAGCAAGCAGCTTGACAGTGCCAGCCGAGTTCTTGAAGTACAGCTTCTCATCTAGCGTGTTGATGGCAAGTTCGCCATCAGCCAAGTTGCCAGCCGTAGGAGCCGCAGAAGCCGTGGCTGTGCGGTAGAGTTGAATGGGTGTAAAGCCGGTTTGTGCCATTAGAAGGTGCCCCCGTTGATACTCGCGGTCAGCGCGTTGGTTGATGGATTGTAAGTAATGCCAGCGTCAACTCCAAGCGCTTGATTGCCTGTTGTGGATGCTGCCACGAAGGGAATGAAGAAGTCGGCGTTTGTGCTCGTTGCTGTCGTGGTGACGTTCGTGGCTGTTGTGGCTGTGGCAGCGTTCCCGCCAATCGACAGACCTGAGGCTGTGCCAGTCAACCCTGTGCCCGGGCCATCGTACTGGGTTGTCGCTGTGACCGTTGTTCCGCGAACCGTGTCCGCAGTTGTTGCCCCGACAGTTGTTCCGTTAATCGCTCCGCCAGTAATCGCTACAGAGTTGGCGTTCTGCGTGGACATCGTCCCAAGACCGCTCACCTGAGTGTTGGCGATGGCAATCGTGGTATTGGATGCGGCAGTCAGTTGACCCTGCGCGTTGACCGTGTAAGTCGGGACAGAGGACGCTGAACCGTAGGAGCCAGCAGTCACCGCAGTGTTGGTGATGCTGAACTGAGTCCCCGAGAGGGTCAGGCCCGTTCCTGCGGTGTATGCACCCGCACCAGAGAATTGAATCCAAACTACAGGGCTTGTTCCAACGGTCGTTACGGGGTCGGTTTGAACCCACCCGGTGTTGGCGTACAAGGTTCCGTTCGAGACGAACGTGAAGTCACCACTTGCCATCTCGGCAGCGGTATCAAAGTCAGTTGCACGGGTTAGAACCGTGCCGCCAGTTGCCCATGTGTAGATGCCGTTGTTGGCCTGAGTAGCCTCGTCCTTGACAAGCACACGGTCGCCATTGAGCAGCGTGTAGCCATCCAAAACTGTCAGAGGGGACGACAAGGTCAGCGTTGCCCCAACACCAGCCGTGCCGTTGTTGTAGGTCACCGTACCGCCAGTGATGGACGCCAGCGTGCCTGTTGTTGCCGCAGCAGAAGCCGCATGGATGTGAAGGCCCTCAGCCACCGCATCCACATACTGCTTGGTTGCAAGATCCAGCGCAGATGTTGGATCTTGCGTTACCGCGACAGAGGTCAACCCACCCAATGTAAGGCTTGACGCACCCAAGGCGATTGCCGTTGTACCTACGGTGATTGAGCTGTTTGTCAGCCCAGCATTTGGGATTGTGGCTACAGCCGTGACTGGGCTTGTGCCATTTCCAACAAGATAGCCAGTCAGTGAGGTTGCGCCAGTTCCGCCGTTTGCGACATTCAAAGTGCCTGCAAGGGTGATCGCACCAGTGGTGGCCGAAGAGGGCG